CCGCCGCCAGATAGACTTCGGCCTGGGCCTGCGTGATGGGCGGGTGCGTCGGATCGCAAAGGTGACCGTAGCCGATCGTCCAGTACCCTGCAGGACAGACGTACGGCTGAGCCCGGGTGGGGTCGACCCTCGCCACCCGATGGAATCCCTCGAAGTGTTTGGCGAGTGCGACGGCCGCTTGTGGCACCACCGTCACGACCGCACCCGATCGAATACCCTACCCAAGAACCAGAAGTTCAGCACCCCGGCCCACAACGCCTGGTCGGCTTCGGTCCACGCCTGCACCGTTGCTGCGCCCCACCCTGCCCCGGCCGTGAGCGCACCCGCGAACGCGGCGGTCTTGGCCGCGCAGTACAGGCCCATGAACCAGTACGTGATCACAGGCCTCACGCTAATCGACAGCGCATCAACCCATGGCACGCCGGAGGTCTGGCCTTGCGCGCTGATGGAGTCGCGCAGCGCCTCGATGGCGCCTGTGTTCCACGCCGCATCGGCGCTTGCACCGATCTCGGCCATGCGCTGCGCGCCGCGCAGCTTCTCGAACTCCAGCGCTTTATCCTGCATGGCGAGCTCGTGGCCGCGCTCGCCCTTGCGGTCGAGCCACTTCAAGATTTCAGGGGCAAGGCGGAAGGTTCCGCCCAGCAGGCCGCCCAGGAGCGTCTCGATCATCGCGCCCCCTTGAACAGCTCGAACTTGATGACCGCACCCGCCACCAGCGCCAGCACCAGGCCCGTCGTGATCATCCGGACCATGGTCTGCCAGGCGGTGCGCTTGGCTTCGTTGAAGGCGTCCAGCAAGCCTCGCAGCTCGCGGATGTCGTTCGCGGCGTTCTCGCCATCCAGGCCCACCTCGGCCAGTGCCGCCCGCGCGCCGCTCTCGGCAACGCGCTCCAGCAACTCCTCGAATTCGGCCCGCGGCATGGTCACCATGCCGTCGGCCACCATCGGTGCGTTCATTGATGTGCTCCAAAAAAACAAAACCCGCCTCAAGGGCGGGTTCCAGTTGCAAAAGAGAAATAGCGATTCAGATTTCGATCTCGACGGTCGGCAGCGTCGGCGCGGGACCAACGACCTCGCTACCGCGCACGAACAGGCGGTCACCGGGCCCTCCGGCGCCTGTAACGCGCACGAGCCCGCCGCCGAGCAGTTGGACGGTGACCGTGCCGTCGTCGTGAGAGGTCACCACGGTGCCGACCAGCAGGGGGGCATCCGGCAGCAAGTCCTCGAACTGCCGCCACAGGTTGGGCATTGCGGGCTCCTACAGGTAGTGGCGCTGAACCTCGATGGTCTGGCGCACGGTCAGGGATTCGTTCCACTCGGCGGCGACGCTGGTGGCACGCACCAGGCCACGCCAGTCCTTGCCGCCCTCGCCGACGGCAAGCAGCAGGCCCGGATCGAGCAGGCCGAGCGAACTGAGCATCGGTAACTCCAACGTGACGACCGCCTGCCGGCCGACGTCGGCCAAGATCGAGCGACCCCGCTCACGGGCGGCATCGGCGTGGGTGATCAGCCCATCGACCACCGTCGGCGCGACCAGATCGCCCGCCGTACCGGCGCGCACCACGTGCCCGGTGACGCCCTGGCGCTCGCCACAGACGTACACCGCGTTGAAGGTGGGCTTCTCCTGCCAGCGCAGGTTCAGCGTCTTGACCACGTCGATGGGCAGCGTCCGATCGGGAACCTCGGCCGCCCAGTTCCAGGGCAGCACCGGATACCGGGACTTGGCCACCAGCGTCCGCAGCCGAGGATGGGCGTTGACGTAGCCGCCGACCGATTCAGCAATGCGGCCGATCACACCCATCGGACTCAGCGACTGGTAGCCCCAACTGCCCTCGGGCACCAGCCAGTCCGGCAACCGCCAGTCGAGCGTGAAGCCGGTCACCAGCCCCGCGCGCGTCAGCTCCTGCTCGGCCAGCTGGCGCGCGGTGAAGGGAGCCGCCGGCACGAAGGATCGCTTTGGCGCATAGGGTTCGGCCAGATACGCCGCCGTCGAGCGGCCCCGGATGTTGAGGCTCGCCTGGCCGAACTCGCGCCGCACGTCGAACCCCTCGACCAGCATCACCCAGGTCACGCCATTGATCGTGATCTCGATCTCCACCGGCCCGGATGCGGTCGGCTCGACCAGTTCCAGTGCCCGGTACGGCAGGCTGGCCGACAACCCCCACGCCCAGGAATCCGCATCGATGCCAATCTGGAGGCTTTTGACGGGAATCGGCTCGCGGCCGGGCAGGCGCACGACATCAACGGCGTTGCTCACAAAATAGACCTTGAGGATGGGGACGCTGAGGACACCGGCGTCCGGCTGCCAGCACGGGTGGGCGCCGAAGTCGAGCCGCAGCGCGGGGCGCCACGCGAGGCCCTGGCGGGTCGCATGGCAGATGAAGTCGAGATCGGGGTGATACCTGGGCGCCGGCTCGACCACGGGAGGGTCCACAAGTACGTGCGACTCGCCTGGGCGCGGCTGCCGGCCGATCTCCCACGGCAGTGACCACCGGCGCGATTGCCAGCGTCCAGGCGAGAACCCGAACGCCTCGCGCAGAGCAAGCGGCACAGCGGGCTGCCACCCGAGCGACTGGCCGTGCGAACGCGGCACCAGCCAGACGAACGGGCTGATCACGCCACCGGACAAGGCGTCCCCCTCGCCCCACAGTAGGTCGAGCTCTCGATGCTGCGACGCCAGCGGATCAAAGTGATCCCCGGTGGCACACGTCACGGAACCCGCGCCCTGCCACCGCACGCGGCTGGCGCTGCGGGCGCGCTGGTTGTCGCCGCCGGCCGACTGGACCGTGTCGGCCAGCGTCACGGACGGTTGCCAGGACACCGCCGCAGCACTGCGGTCGCGCGCACTGTCGTTCCAGCCGTCGTGCAGGCCGGCTCCCTGGCGATGCGCGCGTTGCCACGGCACCTGGCCACCGCCCTCCAGCTTGCGGCTCACCTGGTTGTCGTAGGCCACGCGGATGCGCGCCTTGGGTGGACCCAGCCGGAGGCGCACCGTGGCGCTGGCTGCCTCGGGAACCGCTTGCCGCGTATCCCCGAAGTCGAGATCGGCACCACCGCCGTTCGGAGGCTTCCACGCCCCCCGGAATTCGAGATCGACGGTCACGGCACTATTCGGTCAGTTCAGCCAGTTCCACGTTGACCGCGCCGCCGGCGAAGACCTGCAGCTTCGGCAGTTCGACCTCCGCACCGCTGTCTGGCAGCCCCGCATCCAGATCCGCTACCCAGCGCCCGTCGCTGTCGGACAGCCGTGCCCAGGCCACCATGCCGGAGCGGCGGCACAGCGCCTGCCCGATCGGCGCGAACACGAGCCGGCCCCCTTCCAGGCTCCCCATGCAAGGCAGCGGCAGGCGAACTTCGGCCAGCAGGACCTGCTCGGCGAGCGCCTGCCCGATGTCGGGACGTGGCGCGGAATACAGGCGCAGCAGGCCGCCCGCGGTGCCGGCATCCAGCGCTTGGCCGATCACGGCCAATCGGCCATTCCGGACCGGTACAGACAGGGTGATCATGGATAAACGGTGGGCTCGGGACGGACCCAGTCGGCGATGACCGCGTTGAACTGGCGCACGTGGTCATGCGCCAGCAGGAAGAAGTCGCGGCCGGTATCGAGATAGTCAAAGCGGTAGAAGCCATCGCTGCGCGACCAGGCCTCGGCGACCAGCAGGCCCGTCAGTGCATCGAACAAGCGCACCCGGCGCGCAGCCGGCACACCCTCGATGCGCACACGCCCCTCGATGCGCCCGTTGCCCCAGAACTCGAGCGCACGCGAGGCGGGCAGCTCGCCATGCCGCGTCGGCGAGACGCCCTGGTGCGGGGCCGGCGCACTGCGTGCCACGCCGTCCGGCACCAGCGGGCTTGGTGGCCCCGCGTCGCTCCGCGCGATCGCGGAGGTCTCGTTGTGCAGCACATGGCGGGTGGGCGCACCCGTGATGGCACCGGGCGACACCCGGCTGGGCGGGCCGACGACCCGTGGGATTTCACCGGCCATGGATCAGTCCCACGGACCGGTCAGATCGAAGGCCAGGCGCGCGTTGCCGTTGCTGGCCGCGCCATTGACCACCAGCAGCTCACGCTGCGTGCCGTCGATCACGAAGCCCGGGAAACGCCACGGCTCCGGCGCAGGGATCGACTGCAGCGGACACAGCAAGCCCGGCAGCCGGCCGCGCAGCGACGGGCCGGTCTGCTCCTGAATCATCAGCGGCATCACGTAGATGCCATTGTCGGCCGGGTTCGGGTAGGGCACGGCGGTGGCCCCAAGGCCCGTGCTGCCCCCGCCCGCCGGGGCGCTGACCCACTGTGCGTTGATGCGACCGCCCAGCTGCGAATACCCGCGCGCCAGCCAGATGCCCGTGTTGCCGACACCCGATCCGACCGAGTAGACGTTGTCCGTGACGAGGTTGCTGGAAGGTTCGGCCCAATTGATGTTCAGGTCGTAGTAGCCGGCGATCATCGTGTCGTAGGCATCGCCCGCCTTGAAGGACGGGTAGTCGCCAAAGAAGTACGGCGCGTAGCGGTTCGGGTAGCTCTCGCTCCAGTTCACCATCAGCCAGAAGCGTTTGCTGTCGCCCACCAGCACCCAGGGGCGCGTCGTCGCGTTGTCGTTCTGTGCCTTGCGCCACATCGTCTCGGCCTTTCCCTTGCCGTTGTCGACGTCGTTGAGCACTTCCCACATCTGCGCCAGCACCGTGCGCGGGCCGCGCCCGTAGTTGCCGTCGCCCGCGAGCGGCGTCTCGTCGATGCGCAGGAACAGGCGATTGCTGGTCACGTCGCGCGACCGGTAGGCCGCGCGGTCCTCGCCCGAGAACGGCATCTCCCACCCCAGTGGCGCGATCTTCGCGGTGATGGCCCCGGTGGCACGCTCAGCCGCCTCGGCCGCGACGTCGAACTGGAACGTGTTGGTGGTCACATTGCGGATGCGGTGCTCGCCGTTGTACGCCGCCTCGTTGGCCCCCGCGATCAGCACGATGTCGTCCTCGCGGAAGCCGTGGCCCGCGTCCGCCGTGCCGGTCGCCACCGTGCCCTCGCGGGTGATCGCGGTCAGCGTGCGCAGGTTGAAGCCGTTACCGAGACAGGCGTTGAGCACGGCGATCAGGGTCCCGCGCTGGCCGCTCAGTTGCGGTGCACCGGTCTGGTTGGACTGGAAATACTTGATGGTCATGGAGATAAAAGTCAGCGATCGATGTCGCCGCGAATCTGGATCTGGAAGGAATCGCTCGCCTGCGTGGCAGGCCCCTGCAGCGTCGTGCGCGCGACCCACACAGGGAAGTTGGCTGCCGCAGTGGAGAGGCGCAGCACATTGCCGGCGGCCCAGCCCGAGCCCCAGCCACCCGCGCGCAGCGTGAAATACGGCGCGTGGGTCTCGGGATTGATCGGTGCGAGATCCGTGGCGGTGTTGCCCACGGCGATCTGCCCGACCGACTCGCCGACCACGCGGAACTCGTTGGTGTTGGTAAAGATCAGCGCCCAGCGCTCTTCAATGCTTCCGCGATTGGTGACCGCCACCGGGTACACCGTCTCGTTGTACTGGGCGATGGTGTTGGCGCCGATGCGCACGTCCTTCCACTCCCCCGTCCAGGTCTGCTGCGCGAACAGCGTGTGGGCGCGGGCCTGCAGGTCGCCGATGATCAGTGCCGACGACACCCGCGCTTCGCGCGCGGGATAGTCGTGCGTGAGTGGCCGGGTGAGCGTTAGCACGCCGTTGATCTGCGTGTCCGAGATCAGGCCCATGTCTTCGATACGGTGTTCGGCCACCAGCGGCTGGGCCAGACCGGCGGGCGATGCCTTGAGCGTCACCGTGCCGGCATCGAGATCGGCGGTGTACCGATCCGTGGAGAGCGGCTTGCCATCGGCGTCCAGTACCCGCAGGGTGGACAGGCGTACGCGGCCAACGTCCAGCGTGTCGCCTGCGCGCGCATTGGCGGGAAACGGCGTGGTCGCGGTGTGATGCACCACAGCCACGTCCCCCGGCCGGAAGATCGGCACCTTGCCATCAAGCGGCAGCCGGACCGGATCGAGTCCAAGCACGTCCGCCGACAGTGGCAGGTAGGTGAAAGCCACCGCGTTGAAGCGCAGCGTGTCGGCCAGCACCGGCAGTGGCTGGAAGATCTGGCCGTTGCGCACGGCATCGACGCTGTACCAGATCTCGCCTTCCCGACCAGCGGCGGGCATGAAGCGCCCGAAGCACACGCGCACCACGCCGGTCTGGTAGTCCACTGTGCCGAGCATGCCTGCAGCCGCGATGGTGCCGTCGGCGTTGGCGGTGGCCGTGATCTGACCGCCTGTCAGCGGCACCGCCCGGATCTGCAGGCTGCCGGGCCGCACGGGCGCCGCCGGCACGCGGAAAACCACCTCATCGACCGGCTGGCCACCGAGCTCGGTCAGCAAGGACTGCATTGACACCACGTTGCCGGCGCCCGGCTGCCATACGGTGAGCAGCGCCCGGCCCGAGGCGTAGTCGATGGTGCCGGCCTGGGTGCCCGCCCCGGTGTTGGCGTTGATGTCGGTCACCAGCGTGCCCAGCCGGTCCACGTAGACCTTGCCGCCCAGACCGAAGCGCACGCTGCCGGGCACGATGGCTTCGGCGTAGTGGTCGGTCAGGTCGACTTCCAACTGGGCGAGCGTCACCGTCTCGGTGGCAGCATTCGCCGCGTCGGCGGCGCGGTAGCGCACCTTGACGTAGCCCGAGTCGTCGATGGGCATCGCCGCGCCGGCCGGCTTGTATTCCCAGTGGCTGAAGGTGTTGCGGTAGACCGGGCGGCGCTCGTTTCCCTCCACCGTCCAGCCCAGCTGCTGCACGCTGTAGCGCGCGAACGGGATGTTGACTGTCGTGTCGGGCCGGAAGGTGATGGTGCCGGTGGCGTAGTCGATCCGACCGACCACGGCGGCATCAAACGCGCCGCCGCCAGTGTCACGGGCGATCTTGATCGGGTCGACACGCTGCACCACCTGCATCTCGGCGGGCGTGCCCGAGATCGACTGGTAGTTCTCGATCAGCAGGTTGAACTCGAGCTCGACCGTGTTCGGGCGGAGGTCGGTCTGCGCCAGCCGGACCGTGACGGTGCCATCGGCGTTGCGCAGCGGGTGCGCGAAGTTCGCTTCCTGCGGCGGCCCCCACTCGTAGTCGATGGTCAGTTCGGCACCACCAGCGGGCAGCGTGCCGGGCCGGAAGACCAGCTCGCCGCGCGCATAGCGCACGGTGCCGGATCCGTCGCCCGTGATCACCCCGTGCCCGTCGTCGGTGGCCGCGCGCTGGCGCGCGCCGTCGGGCCACGTGATACGCAGCGTGCCCGGCGCGATGCCTGGATGTGCCACGGTGTGGCGCACGGTGGGTGGTTCCACCAGCGCCGCGACCCGGTTGAAGTAGCTGGCCGCACTCCCCCAGGCAAAGAGGATGGCCGTATTGGCGTCCGGCAGCGCGCCGGTCGTGAGGATCACGGAGCCGGTCACATAGTCCAGCGTCCCGGCCCCGAAAGACGAATCGCTGCCGCGAATCGCTCCATCACCCTGGTCGCGCAGGTCGTACCACTTGCCCTGGGCCATGTAGGACACGATCAGCGCGCCCGGCTTGGGCGGCGGCGACAGGGTGATGGTGTACGCGTAGCCGCGGTTCTCCTGGGCGATGGCGATCGCGGCGGTATCCGCCACGCGGGTGGGGGCGCCCGCCGGCCGGAAGCTGACCTGGAAATCCCCGCCGTATCCCGGCGTGCCCTCCTTGAAGGCCACCAGACCCCGAGCGTAGTCGACCGTGCCGATCGTGCTCGTGCCGGACTTGAGCTGGCCCGCCGCATCGGTGAACGTGTAGCCGCCACCGGCGATGCGCAGGCTGCCCGGCACCAGCGGGTTGCCCAGGTAGAGGTTGCGGCCGCTGGCGACCTGGCCGTTGGCCGTGTAGGTCAGCACGCCGCTGCCGCTCTCCAGCAGCGGCACCGCTTGGCCGGCGGCGTTCAAGTCCACCAGCGGAGTCTCCGACTGGGCGGACGGCACCAGTTGCCCGAACAGGCCCGGCACCTGCACGCGCAGGTCCCCCACCCGCGCCTCCGCCACGGTGGGGGCGATGCCGTAATAGACCGCGGCGTTGGCGACGATCGTGTCGCGCACCGCAGCCTTGGCCGAGACGTCGTCGCGGTTGGACGGCGCCGGCCCCTCGAAGTCGTAGCGCAACGGATCGGAGATCTCGCAGGTCGCCACGATCGCCGAGAACTTGACGGTGCCGCCGCCTTCGCTGACGGTGAATTCGCGCTCGGTTGTGGTGATGCGCGTGACCCGCACGTACTGCTCGGTCTCGGTCGGCTTGGCTTCGTCCTGCACCAGCACGAGCGCCTGCCCGACACGCGGCAGCGAATCAGACGGCTTCAACAGCAGCGTGATGGCGCGCTGGCCGGTGAGCTGCCGCTCCAGCAGCTGGCCGGGCCATTTAACGCCGCGGGCGAGATACCGCTCGACGCGATCCTTGGCGGCATCGCGCCGATCGGTCCATGACTTGGTGGTGAAGAGCGTGACCGACACGCGCGGATCGGTCGGCGCTTCGGCGAGGATCGCGTGGGCGCCGTAGTAGGAATCGGTCGAATCGGTCAGCACCCCGACAAAGGATTTGCGCAGCGACACGCGCCCGTAGGTGCGGTCGAGCTCGGAGATGTCGGGGAACAGGTTGTTCGACTGGCCGTCGACCACGACATGGCCGGTCATGCGGCCGCCGCCGTCAGGCGTGTCGAGCAGGCGCTCGGAAGCCAGCAGCTTCACGTCGCCGGAAAGAATCGGCATTCAAATCTCCATCAGACGGAGGGTCAATCGGTAGAAATCGGCGTCGCGCCGGGCCGGGAAGCCGGTCACCGGCTCGGCCTCGATGGCGGTTTCGTGATGGCGAAACGCGACGGTGAAGACGCGGCCATCGGTGTGGGTCAGTTCGAATTGGCGGCTGGGCGTCGCCGCCCAGGCGTACAGCGTGTTCACCGTCGCGCGGGTCACCCAGGCCATGTCGGCGGCGCCCACCAGCGTGATAGGCCGCCCCTTCTGGCGGGCGGCCGACTCGACCAGCAGTGCGCCGGTCAGCAGGTACGACACCGCCGCCACGGCGGGCGTCCAGGCGTGCTCGTCCGCCCATAGCAGGTCGTCGGGCAGCGCGAGGGCCGCGCTGTCCGCCAGGTTCTTCAATTGCATCGGAGTTACAGCGCCCGGGATTGGGCTTCTTTGAGGAGTTCGAGCAGCCGCGCTTCGTCGCGGGCGTCGATGGTGGCGGCGACCGTGCGGCCACCGGAGGCCAGTTCCACGCGGATGGTGCGAGCCGGCGCCACCTCTGCCGCGTAGGCGGGCATCGGCGCGCGCATGGAGGTGGCCAGCACCTGCGACAGCGCCGCAGCCGGATCCGCCCCCTTCCAGGCACCCGACACCGCCTGCGACGCCCTGGCCGCCATGCCTGCCAGCGGCTGGACGAGCCCGCCCGTGGCGAAGCCCCGAACCTTGTTCGCCAGCGCCCGTGCAGGCAGCGCCAAGTTGTTGATGGCATCGAAGTAGGCCACGCCGTGGCGTTCGACCGCCTGCCGGTTCACCACATACTCGCCAGGCGTCAGCATGGCCGGCACCGTATCGGAAGGCGCCACACCGCCGTCGCGGTAGAACTCGCCCTGGTGCTGCTCCATGTAGTCGAGCAGGTCGCGCTCCAGATCCTTGCCCCACAGCATCGGCTGGGCCATGGCCTGGCGCCAGGTCGTCTTGACGCGCTCGATGGTCTGCCGCTCGGCGGAGGTCAGTTGCTTGCGGTCGGCCAGCCCATCGAGTGCCTGCCGGTCGCGCTCGGCCTGCCGGCCGTAGTTCGTCATCGTGCGCGAGCGCATGTCCGAACTGACCCAGGCGCCGCCCTGGTGCTGCGCCCAGGAGGCGTAGTCGCCCATGCCCTGCAGGCCCAGGTCGATCATCTTGCGGGCCTCGACCACGTCGCGGTTGCGCTTGGCTCCGCCCGGCTGGCCGCCACCACGTCCCCCGAACAGCACCGCCCCGCCCGTCGCGAAGCGGGCCACGCCGTTGGCCAGTTGTGCGAGCGTCCCGGCGCCGTACTTGCGCACAGCAGCCTTGCGGATCACGAACGCCCCGGCGTCCAGCGTGCGCGGCACCGTGTCCTGGTCGCCCGTGCCCGGCACCGAACCGCCGGTCATGCGCGGGAAGGCGGGCGCAACTGGTCCCCCCTCCGCAAACTGCCGCACGCCACCACCGACCACCCCTCCCAAGGCGTTCGCCTCTACCCGGCGCACGGCAATCGTGTGGGTGGATGACGTGTTCATGCCGTTCAGGCTCTGGACCTCGGCACGTACCGCGTCGACGTTGCTGGCGACAAGGTGACGCGACTCGGTCTGCACGCGGTCCAGCGCCCGCAACATGCCTTCGACGTTGGCGATGGCGGCGCGCGCCTTCTCGGTGGCGACCCGGAGCTCGAGCTGTGAATTCTCACGAGCATAGGCGTTGAGCCGTTCCAGCGACGCCAGCGCCTTGGACACGTCGGCATCGACCGGCAAAGTCTTGCCTTCCTTGAGCCGCTGCTCGTAGTCCTGCAGCGTCTTCTCCGCCTGCTCCAGATCGGCCTTGATGACCACCAGCCGTTCGCGCTCGGCCAGGGCTTTGTCGAGGTCGGCGATGGCCTTGTCGAAGCGCTGGGTGTCCGCATCGATGGTGATCTTGAGCCCCTGCTGCAGCTTGGCCGTCAACTGGGCGATCTGGCTGTCGGTCTGGGCCACCGTCTGCTGGATGCCCTGGCGGGCCGACACCGCCGACTGCGCGGCACGCTGGTGCGCCTGGGCCTCCGCATCCAGCGTCTGATTGAGGATCGCCTGCGAATCGCGGATCCGGCCGATGGCTTCGTTGACGGCCGTCTTGCCCTGCACGGCCTGCGCATCGGCAGCCGCCATCTTTTGTGCAGATTGGGCGCGCAGATCGTCCGCTTGCCGCGTCAGGGCTTCGGCCTGCGCATACTCCCGGCGGCCGGTCGCCTCCCGGGCCTGCGCTTCCAACTGGGCCACCTGCGAGACAGCCTGCTCGGATTGCCGGCGCGCATCCTCCGCGCGCTTGGCTTCGCTCGATTGCGTACTCGCTACCTGGGCAGCCAGGTCCATGGCCTTGCTGGCGCGCTGGCGGGCCTGGTCGAATTCGCCGTCGGCCAAGGCGGCACGAGCACTGGCTTGGTACTCGGCGATCTGGCGCTTGCGGTCCTCCTGCGCCTCGTAGTCCGATAGCCCCGCGCGGCGGATGTCTCGGATGCGCTCTTCAGTCGACATCGACAGCTGACGCTTCTCGTCCTCGATGCGCCGCACCTCGGCCAGATGCCGGTTCGCCTCGGCGTTGAGCGCGTCGATGTGCTGACGGTACTCGGCGGCCGCCTGTGTCAGCGTCTGCCGGCGCGTGGCCAGGATCTCGTTCTCGACCCGCTGCACGTTGGCCGCGCGCTCGGCCTCGGTCTTGCCTTCGCGAGCGGCGGCGTCGACGCGGGTGCGGGACTCGTCATCGATCAGCTTCAACGCCTCGGTCGCAGCCTGTTGGCGCAGCGTGGTCTGCTGCGTGAGGGCCTCGACCAGCAACTGGGTCGACTTGGCGATCTGCACCGCCTGCGCCTGGGCCGAGCGCTCCAGCGCTGCCTGCTCCTGCTGGTAGCGCGCCTTGACCGCCTCGACCTGGCGCTGCAGGTGGCCATCGATGATGGAGGTGAGCCCCTTGTACGCCTCGGCCATCCTGGCGGTGGCGTCGTTGACGGTCTGGCTGGCCTTGGAGACCGCCTGCTCGACTTCGCCGATCCGGGACTTCAGCTTTTCCAGGGCCGTGTGGACCGCTTCGGCGCCGCGACCGACCGCCTCCTGCGTGCCCTGGCGCACCGCCTCCAGGCGCTTGGCGATCTCCTCGGCGGCCCCGGCTGCCGCGTTCATGGCACCCTTGGCCGCATCCGTCCCCCGGCCGGCGTCCGCATACATCTGCGCGAAGATCCGGGTCATGTCGCCCAGCCGCGCCTGGTGCCGCTTGGTCGCCTCGGCGATGGTGTCGGACGTGAAGATGGCGGCGAACACTTCCCAGTGAAACTGCAACTCCTCGACGGACCGGATCAGCACCTCGACCATGAGAATGCCGGCGCGACGCACGATCTCGAACCTCTCCGACAGCCACGTGCCGATCTCCCAGCCGACGAGGAACGCGCCCAGCGTGGCGAAGCCGGTCCGGAGTACGCCCACGCTCGCAATGGCGGCCGACACCGACAGGTTGGCCGTGGCCCAGGCGGCGGCGGTGGCGCTCGCTGCCGTCACGGCGGCGGCCCCTGCGGTCTGCCACGCGGTGATCAGGGCCGGGAGCAGCCGGTAGACGAGCACGGCGAGGCCAACCTCGGCGATGCGTGTGAGCCAGCGCATCACCGTGTCGAGGTTCTGCGCTATCCACGTCAGTGCCTGGGCCAGCGTGGCGGTGAAGCCGGTGGCCTGGTCGATCCGGTTGATGTACTGCCCGAAGGCATTGCGCAGCCGCTCGAACGCCTGACTGACCGTCGCCGGCAACTGGGCGTATTCGGTGGCGAGCTTGTTTTTCTGGGACAGCAGGGCGTTGACCACTACGTCGGCAGTCAGCCGCCCCTCCTCCGCCATCTTGCGTAGCCGGCCGATCGGGACGTTCAGGCCATCGGCCAGCGCCTGTGCGAGCCGGGGACTGTTCTCGACCACGGAGTTGAACTCCTCGCCGCGCAGCACGCCCGCCGCCAGGGCCTGGCCGAACTGCAACAGCGCGGATTGCGTCTCGTTGGCGGACGCCCCGGAGATACGCAGCGCCTGCGAGATGCTCTCGGTGATGGTGAGCGCCTCCTTCTGCTCGCCGCCGAGCATGCGCACCGCCTGCTGCAACTTGCCATACAGCGTGGCCGTTTCCTGAATCGGTACGCCAATGCGCTGGGCGATATCGAACAGCGCGGTCTGTGCGGTCGTGAACTCGCGCTGGCCGGCGGTTGCCAGCTTCAGGCGCGCGGACATCATGTTCCAGGCGTCGGCGACCTGCACGATCTCCTGCAGCTTGCCGGCGGCCCAGTTGATCGACAGGAAGGCGAGCACCTGGGTCCTGGCGGTGGCGACCTGTTCGCTGATGACGGACACGCCAGCCTTGACCTGAACCAATCCCGCTGCGGCTTTGTCGCCTGCCGTCTTGGCCGAGGCGGCGAGTTCGCCGAGGCTGCGCTCGGCCGACGTGATAGCGCGCTTGAGCCCCTCTTCGGCGCCATCGAGTGCGACGAGGATGCTGATCCGGTTGTTGGGCATCGGTAAAAAATTGTTCCGGGGGTTCTATGTCGGATCAGAACACGCTGGATTTGTCGTGACGGCGTAGGTCTGGAAGAAATTGCCACGACATCAGATCCACTGGAAGACAGAAAATATCAAAAAAGCAATAGGCACACGACGAGTTTTCGCAAAAAAGGAGAGTTTTTCGCAGCGTTACTCGATATACCGTGCACCAAAAAAATATTATAAGAACCCCGAAAAGTGGAAAATTCATCAAAAAATTACCAAGCAGAATAAAAATCCCTCATCGCATTATCCTAACGCCACACCGAAATGAAACTTAAAAACCACCAACTTAATTCCATTGCGCAGTTGAGCCGGCTCACCGGTGACATTCCGGCTCACACACAGCGGGCCGCAGCCAACACCACGACAAACGCCCGCCAGCGGGCAACAGAGCAGCTGCCAAAAGCCCCAAGAGGATCATCAGAAGGCAAGCAGAACGACCTTCCCCGCATAGCTTCCCGCATCATGAAATATGCACTGTTTGCCGCCGGGTCGGGTTACGCTTACGACAAAACCGCAAACGACTTCTTTCTCTCCACCACCTCTTTGCATGACGGGAAAGGTGGATTTACCAGCAACGATAGACTCGATAAAGCCAACGAAGCGGCGAAAGAATACTTCCAGCGCTACCACAGCGGCAGTCCTGAAGAGCAGAAGCTGAACAATCGCTCCATCAACCCCATCAGGACTTGCGGCAGCAACCGATTCGTGACCATGACCGATTATCGGGCGGCCACCAAGACGCATGTCATGCACATGGTGAACACCGAGCAGGCGCATCAATCGCTGGTGCAGAGCCTGACTTGCCTCAAAGGCCATCTCGTGAAGGCCGAACATGTCGCCAAATACAACCCATCCCATGTTCCAAAAGATCCCGATTTGACAAAGAGCAGCGTGTACGAGAAGAAAAACAAGTACGCGCTGACGGGCATTCCCAACGAAGAAACCGGTGCTCGCGGGTACACCTCAAGGTCGATCACCCAACCGTTCCCACTCAAAGGCTACCAACATTTCAAAGATGCATCCGAGACGAGAGGCTTGAGCCTGAAGCAATGCGTAGAATCGCTGGAAGCCTTGCTTCAGAAGGACAGCAAGCTCAGCGAGGAGGCCCAGTTTGCTGCCGGCCAAGCCATCTTGAATTTCAGACAGGTCTATGCCATGGACGAGCACTGGGGGCATGCCGAAAAGGTCATACTGAAAACTCTGGCCGACCATGGTGTGGTTTCGCCGGACGAAACTTACAAGATCGATGAAAGCTTGATGTTCGAGGACCCGTCAAAAAACATCTTGAAGAGAAATACCGGTGTGATGGGGCCGCTGCTGCACAAGCTTGAGACCCGTTTTCAGGAGTTTCGCTTGAGGAATGATCCCGCAGCACTCGAGGATCTCAAGCCCATGTCGGCCTCGAAGAACATGGAGAATCTGGCGATCGCTCATTTCAAGCTGAACGAGCAAGGCAACGGATTCGAGGACAGTTCGGGATTGGGTGATTCGTTCACGTGCGTCAATGCCGTGGCGTGTATCAACCACGCGAGATTGATGAGCGGAAAAGAGCGCCTGTCCAAAGACGACGTGGTGGTACTCATAGGGTGCCTCAACGCCGTGTATGACGACGTAAGCGGAATCAGGCATACGCTTCAGGAGGTGGCGCGAGGATGTTTTGCGGGCGCCGGCTATAGCGTAGCGGATGCGGATCGATTCTACGAGGAGGTCTGCAAGAAAGCTGCGGAAGAGTTTTACGGCGGCAAGAACCTGGGCAAACAGCCAGCTTTTCGGAACCCCACCCAATCAGCCTGAGCGCGTTGACTCGGTCAGCAAAGACATCAATCTGTTTCTGGTCAATCGGTCGCAAGATTTGGCCTGACCGCTTCCTGAGCACGACACGCGGCGCCAGCACCGCAATCGGAACGTCCGCGCCGCGCTTGATACGCTTGACGCCTTCGACCTTGCTGTAGCGGCGCTCGAAACCCGCCAGTTGCCGTCTTGGCCGACGCAGCCAGTTCCGGCAAGGCTGCGCTCGGCCGATGTATTGGCGCGTTTGAGCCCCTCGTCGGCACCATCGAGCGCGACGAGGATGGAGATGCGTTGGTTCGCCACCTACGATTTTTTCTCTAACAGGAAGTGGGACGGAATGCCGCAAGCAGCGGTTGCAAGCGGCTGGGATGACAGCCACTCCATCACGTGCTCAATGAAGACACGCGCGGCTTCCGCGTTGATCGCGTTGCCATAGGCGCGCAAGCGTCCCACCCGGGCGGGAGCCCCATAAGCCAGCGGGAATGCGCCGGGTTCAACTGGCCGCCAGCGTCCATCCCGGCACAGCAGCCAGTCAGCATCTCGCCACAGGCCGTTTGTCGGGCCGGGCCCGGCAGCAACGTGAATGCCTGCTCGCTCAGTGGCTTGCCGCGGGTCTGTTCCGCTCGCTGCGCCAGGAACTCGGGCGAGCCGCTGGCCGAGTGCCAGTCCCTCGCGTTCGGCGTGGCCCAGCCCGCCAACGACGCACAGCCCGGAAGGCGGTCGGTGCCCTGCGACGGGCCGCCCTTCGGTCCGTCCTGCTGGCAGGGAGTGGGCCAGCCTGCCATTTGTGCGACCAAGCTCAAATCCGTCAGGCTTGCCCCCATCTTCGCTCCCTTCGCGATTGATCTCAGCTTTCGCGCGACGAACTGCTCGGGAGTACCGCCGGCTTCGCGAGCCGTCGGCGTAGGCCACCCAGTAGAGCCGGTCCCGGACGTGCGGGGCACCGACGCCCGCAGACGGAAACGGGACCGCCCCGAAGGCGTGACCCACGGCTTCCATGTCATCTTGTACAAGGTCGATCCAAGCGTCCGCATTGTTGCTCGCAACCTGCTCTCCAAGAACAACTGCAGGTCGGCACTCGCTGATGAGGTGGTACCAGGCTGGCCACAGGTGCCGCTCGTCAGCAAACGCAAGCCCTTTGCCTGCCTGGGAGAAAGGCTGGCACGGACAGGATCCTGTCCACACTGGACGGTCGTCGGCCCAGCCTGCGCGGCGCAGTGCCAAGGACCAGACGCCGACACCTGCGAAGAAGTGGTGCTGGCTATATCCCCGGAGGTCTTCGGGTTGCACATCTTGAATGTCTCTTTCGTCAACATCGCCCGGCGCGATGTGGCCGGCGGCGATCAGGTTGCGCAGCCACGCGGCTGCATATGGATCAATCTCGTTGTAATAGGCGCCCATATCCGTGCTACTCGCAAAGGCCATAGGCGGAAGAACAGGCTGTGGGCTCGACCAAGCCGGCCAATAGGTCGAATTGCCGGCCACCGCGTGTGGTCTTGCTCCACTCCACAACCGCATGGATCGTGGATGACTGTCCTGCGTGTCCTTGCGTGCCAAGATGGAAAAACGAGACCGGCGTGCGTGGCCGGGACACCTGGGAAACGAGCCGCTCCCATTCAGCGATGCGCTCGATGTGGTCGTGGAACCGGCTCGCGATCTGGCGCAGCTCGCCCTTGCTGCAGTTGATGCAGGGCATGCAGCCGACGCGACGCATACCCTTGCGATACAGGGGGTTCGGCTCGATCCCCGCCACCCTGTGCGCCTCGAACACGTCGTTGACCCGCCAGCGCAGAATCGGGCGGTAGATCGCCATCCGCGCGCCGCGGTACTCGTAGGACGGAAGCCAGCGGCGTGCCTCGCTCTCGTCGGCGCGCACGCCCTGCCACGATTCGACGTGGTAGCCAGCGTCCGCCAGGTCGAGCGCGTACTCAGTGAGCGGATTCCGCTTCAGGTATTCGGTGCAGAACTGGCGCTTGCGGCTCGGAAATCCACCACGTACCAGGCAGAGATCCAGAAACGGGTTGCCGGTGGGATGCAGCAGATCCAACGCGCGGGCTGCGGTACTGGGCGTCCACCGATACTTGAACTGGCGTTTGCCATAGACTGCCGACTCAAGTTCTCCGGCAGCGATCCGTGCCAAGTTGACGCGCTTGGTGGCGAACTCGTCGGCGAAGTCCGCGCGGACCACGTCGATGCGGATGCCGAGGGTGCGAGGCAGATAGTCCAGCGCGTAGTCGTAGGTCGCCTCGTGCTCGTTGCCGGTGTCGGCGAAGACGAACCGGCAGGCGGCGGCACCATGGAGTTCCAGCGCAAGGATCGCGGTTGCGGTGCTGTCCTTTCCGCCGGACATCGAGACGACGTGCACAGCGGCCTTCGAATCATATTCCGCACTGACGCTCGCACCGCAAGGCGTGCGTCGTCTCCCGATCCGACAGCCGTCGGTGTCGAGGGTGATAGTTGTTTTCATGTTCTTGGCTTTGAGGAGGCCAATCGCTCCGGCCCTCGGCAAGCCATCGAATCGAGGCAGCGTTGAGTGCCGAGGTCCAAGGAACGTCAGGGGCGTGCAACAGCGAAGCTGCCGGGCGAACAAGCGGCGGGCGCGACGGCCCTTCAGGGAGGTGGTGTTGCAGGGATGTGCCGCAGGGCGGCGGCAGAAATCATGCGCGAGGAATTGGGGTTCCTCTGGCTGCCCGGACGAATAGGCGCGAAAGGCAGTCGAACCTGGGATGTCGCGGAACGACACAGAGCCACATTCCGCTGATGGCTCACCCAATTTCAAAGCGAATGTGGTGCGCCTTTAATGCTTCGGGCGACAACGCCGGGTTATGGGCGCCCGATCCACGCGCCGTTGGGTTCGGCGGGAATGTTCAATACTTTCTCATTTATTGAAATCCTTGCTGCACCGCACATGCATCCCATTTAAATTACAGCTAAAATTTCCATATCCGATGGCGCGCACGTCTTTGCGATTTGGCACTGGTGACCTGCGCCTCGGTTATTTCAACTACAACGATCTTTCTGGAAGAAACCACATGGCAACCTACAAAGACCTGCTTTCCCAAAAAGCAAAACTCGAAGAACAACTCGAGGCCGCCCGCCAGAAGGAACTGGCCGAGATCACCGCGCAAGTACGACAGGTCGTGCTGGACTATGGCCTGACCGCCGAGGACATCGGCTTGGCACCGAAGCGCGCCAAGCGCGGCCCCAAAGCCGCACCGGCCCCCAAGTACCGCGACCCGAAGACGGGTGCCACGTGGACTGGCCGTGGCCGTGCCCCCGCCTGGATCGGCAAGAACCGCGACAAATACCTGATCGCCTGATTCACCGGCAGGCGTCGCCTGCCACCACGAGGCGCACACCGGTCAACCCAACTGCCGGATGCGTGCCTCGATGGCGGTGGCCAAGCGCGGGATGCGCCGCGCCACCACCTGCTCGATGTCGAGCCGCTTTCTGAGCACCACCCTCGGCACCAGCACCGCAATCGGGACGTCCGCGCCACGCTTGATGCGTTTGACCCCCTCGGCCTTGCGGTAGCGGCGCTTGAAGCCCGCCAGCGGCCGATCGTGCTCCCCGATGTTCTCGGCCATCAGCACCACGTTCCCCCGGTCGTTCTTCACGAAGTACGCATTGCCACCCCGCATCAGCTCGGCGATCTGCGCCTTGAAGCGCTTCCTGCCCACCCGCCCGTACAGCGGAATCAGCAGCCGGCCCGCGACCACACCACCCCGCTCATGGATGGCTGACCACGGCACGCGCGAGCCCACGTAGAGCGCCGGCAGACGCTTCGGATCCTTGTCCAGCACCTTGGCCGTAAAGCCCTTGAGGAACGAGCGCTTCACGACCCGCATCTGGCCGGCGACGTGATCGCGCATCTCCTGTCGGAGTTCCGTCGCCTCACCGGCCATGGCCTGCGCGACAGCCCTCTTCACCTTAGGACGGAAGTCCCCCGCCCAGCGGTGCAGTTGGGCCTGCGCGGCAGCACTATCGATTCGAACGGAAATGCGCATGGCTGTTTGCCTTGTCGGTAAGCTGGTCGAGCGTGCGCTCGAGGTTGCGCGCATCGCCCCGCGTGCCGATGGCGATCAGCGACAGCAGCCGCGCGTCACGCGCAGCGTCAGCGCGGACGGCGGCGTCCAAGAAGCCGCGCACCTGGGTCAGGGTGTAGCCGAGAATGTCGGGCAGCCGGTGGCCGTGGTCGATCAAGCGCTGGATGGCGTCGAACCAGACGCCGCCGCCTGCGTCACGTGCGCGAACAGGCCGTCGAGCCTCGGCAGCACCGTCCGGGTAAAAAAATCCGCGTTCACCTCGACCACCTTGGCCGCCAGCAGGATCGCCTCGTCGGCCGCCAGCGCATCGACCCACGCGCGTGGCTTGTCCGCCGCGATGGCGACGGCCTGCAGCAGATCGTCGCCGTGCTCGATGAAGAGCCCGAGCCAGTCGATCTGCGGCGCATTGAGCTGCAGCAGCGTCGGCGAGATTGCGCGCAGGAAGGCCGGCAGCCGGCCCACCTTCAGCGGCTGGATAGCCAGCGCCTCACCGCCCACGACGAGTTCGGCAGGCTGCGGGATGAGTTTGTCCAGATCATCCATGGCCGCCCTCACAGCTGCACGATGCGGCCGAACTGGCCGAGCACCGCGTCGAACGGCTTGGTCGCATCCGCCAGCAGCGAGCCCTCCATCTCGAACTTGTTGTACTCGTCCGAGATGAGCGACAGTTCCTTGAGCGGATCGAATGCCACCCGGTACAGCTCCACCAGCACCTTGGCGTTGCCCTGGGCGGTGTTCAGGCCCTCCAGGCGCAGATAGCGCTCCGGCAGCGGCTGGGTAAAGATGCCGATCTCCGTGGTCACCCCGAAGGCGTAGCTCGCCTTGAACGGCTTCACGTAGGGCGTCGGCGGCGTAGCGCCATCGTCCAGGCGCAGGAACTGGATCGACCCGAAGTCCAGGTCGCCGGTGTAGTCGACACCGGCCGTCAGCGTCGCGGGCTTCGCGCCGCTGTCCTTGATCACCAGCTTCGACGCCTTGGGGTGTGCCAGGAAATAGCGGTCGCCCACCAGCGGCTCCGCCCCGCCGACCGGCTCGTCGTTGACCGCGCCAGCGTCGCCGGTGACGTGGTTGCCGTACAGGGCCAGGGCGAGGTTGTCCTTGGTGAACTCCTCGATGGTCAGGTTCAGGGTGGCCGACTTCTGCTTGACCATCCGGTGGTCCAGCGTGCGCTGGCCGGTCTGGCTCTCGTAGTGCTCCAGCACGTCGGTCTTGAGGGACAGCTTCAGCTCGGCCACGTTGCCGGGCGAGCGCACCTCGTAGGGCGCACCCGTGGCATCGCGCTTGCCAAGATAGACGCGCCCCTGGAAGGAGGCGTAGGTACTCATGGTTGGGAGGATTTCCTTGCGTTACGCAGAAATGGGTACGGGGGTGAGAGCGGCCCGAATGGGGCTCTCGATGAGCAACAGTCCCGCCTCAGCTGGCGGGCGAATCAGCAATCAGATGGACTTCAGGCAGGCGTCGCCAGATCGGCGGCCAGGGTCCGGTAGGTGATGCGGTAGCGCGCGGGAATCGCGGCAGCCACCGCGTCGGCGTCTTCCACGTCCCACTCGCAATCGAGTTCGTGGATGCCGAGCGCCAGGCCGCCGAAATTCACGTTGGCCATCAGCGCCGCGTGCGCAGCCGTCAGCAGTTGGTCGGCTGCCGTCTCCGGCGCGGCGGGCGGCACCGCACGGGCCAGCGCCGTCACCCGCACGGTCAACTCGCGCGTGACGCGGTCGTTGGCCCGGCTGGCGATGGCATCGCTCTCCGGATACACCACCAGCGCCGGGCACTGCTCGCGCGCGATGGCGACGGCCGGCGACCGGTGCAGCGTGGCGCCGAGCACCTGCGCTGGCGCACGGACGGCCGCCATCACCGCGAGCAGGATCCGCTCGCGCACGGAGTTGACTGCCATGGGGATTACAGGCGGGTGAGCTTGGCGCGGATCTCGGATCCGTCGCCGACCGCGCGCAGCTCCCGCACGTGGAAGACCCCACCGGCGATTTCGACCGTCTCGCGGGGACCCAGCCCCGCAAAGATCGTAGCGGGATAGGACATCACGTACTCGGTGCTGACCGTCAGGCCATCGAGCAGCGTCTCGTCAGGGGCGGCAAAGCCCACCATGTTGGTGCGCGGCGGGCCGCCATCGGACGGCCGCCAGACGCACTCCTTCAGGAGACCCGCGTTGGCGGCGGCCTCGTAGAGGGTTGCCACGATGTCCATGGTCACCCCATCGCCAGCTTGACCAGCACACCCGGACGCAGACACATCGGCAGCGGATTGGACTGGGTGTGCACATCGGTGCCCCGGTCGAATTTGCGCGGCTCCTGCTTGGCATACATCGGCTGGCCCAGCGTGTTGACGGTCTCGTTGAAGTCGGCCGGCGCGAAGTACGTGCTGAAGGTGTCGATGGTGCCCACCGGGAAGACGTGCGCCTCGCCTGGTTCGATGAAGCTGCGCACCTTGCCGGCCGCGTCGGACGCCTTGCCCCGGTACTCCTCGAAGGTAATGCCGCCGAACTCGAAGCCGCTTCGCATGTCGTTGATCAGCATGATCCCTTCGCGCCAGCGCGAATAAGCCTCCTTGACGCTCTTGTGGCTGATCAGCGCCTTGAAGAAATCGGTCGAGCACAGGCAATGCGCGCCGGTCGTGACTTCGCCGAGTAGGGAATCCTCGATCATGCCGAGTACGTCCGTGCATTTGTTCCGGACCTCGGTCTTGTCGACGCCCAGCTCGAAGTTCACCACCTTCTGCTGAATGCGGAATTCCTCGAACAGGTTGTAGAGGGTCGAGCCGTCCGCATCGAGGATCTCGCCCTTGAGCGCGCCCATGCGCAGGTGTTCCAGGGTGATGGCGTGCTTGTTGCGCATCGTCTCCAGACGCTCGGCCATCACGTTCGACACGGATTCCAGTTCGGTCTCCGAGCCGAAGCCGCGCAGGCCCTGGACCGCTTCGGGCAGCACCACGTCGTCGTGCGGGATGTGGGGGATGACGAACGAGCGCACGTTGCGCCGGCCCCGCGTGCCGACCGTGCCGGGCGAACCTGGCGGTAGCGTCGGCAGCAGCGTCAGCACGCCTTCGCGCTGCTCCACGATGATCTGCCGCGTGCGCACCGGCTTCGGCGCAAAGAGGTTCATCGCCTCCACCTTGCCGTACCGGTTCGGGATCAGGTTGATGGCCGCCGTCATCGACGCCATCTCAAATGCGGCATTGGCGAATGGATTCTGCATGGTGTGGATCAGGCTCCGACGCGCACCAGGACACCCAGTGCCTTGAGTTGAGAGATCGCGGCGTGCTGCTCGACGGCGGCGATGCCGGCCGGCCACTGCAGCGCGTGGGACGCGACGATGGCGTGGCGCGCGACCATCAGGCCGTCGTCGCGGTCGGCCAGGTGGGTGTCGCACGCCTGCATCAGCACACCGGCGGCGTACTGGCTGCCATCGGTGGCGGAGGGGTCGAGCTGCTTGACCTTGCCCGTGGCGGTCACCATGCCGAGCACGGTGCCGAGCTCCAGGGTCTGGCCGGCGGCCATGGTGACGCGCTCGCGCGAGTACAGGTTGGGCGCCTCGTATTTGAGGAGGTCGCCAAGGTTCAGTGGTTCTTGAAGAACAGGCATGTGTCTCGGTTACTGGATGCCCAGGCGCTTCTTGACGGCCTGGACCAACGGGTTGCGGGGAGAGGCGGGATGACCGGCATCGGTAGAGACCGCGTGTGCGTGCGGATCGATGCGGCTAGCGATCTCGGGCGATGCTTCGGCGCGCGCGGCCAGCAGGTGGCTGCGCACGCGCTCAGGCGTGGCGCGTGCCTCAAGGAAGCCCGCGATCAGGTCGGTGCGGCCGGCCAGCGTGCACAGCTGAGCGATCTCCACGGCGTCGGTGTGGCTGGCGACGGGGGCTGCCTGCGGTGCGGGTGGCGATGCAACAACCGGGGGTTGGGCAGCGGTACTGAGAGCGTCCGCAGCTGGCACGCTGACAGCAACGGGATCAGGTTGAGTGGTCATGGAACAGTCCATCTGGAGGTTGAGAGAGGGATTGCGCGCAGCCGTAGCCGGCGCAGCGGGAGAAAGCGATGCAGTGAGCTGGGCGAGCGCGTCCTCGAAGGTGCCGACGGCATCCGCCAGCCCGGCAGCGACAGCGTCCTGCCCGAAGAAAAGCCCAGCCTCGGTGGCCGTCACCGCCTCGGCCGACAGCCCGCGATAGCTGCCCACGGTCGCGACGAACAGCCTGTAGATGCGGCTCACTTCGGCTTGCAGCTGTGCTTGCGCTTCGTCGGTGATCGGCTCGTGTGGGTTGAGGTCGTTCTTGCGGGCACCGGCAAACACCGCCGTGTAGCGAACGCCGTCCTTTGCGTCCTTGACGGACTGGTCGACGTGCATGGCGATGACACCAATCGAGCCGACCCCACCGGTGCGGGACACAAAGACCCGCGACGCGGCGCAGGCCAGCGCATAGGCGGCCGAGAACGCCATGTCATTGGCCGCCGCCCAGACGGGCTTGATGGCGGCGGCAGCGCGGATGCGGTCGGCAAGATCGAAGACGCCGCCCGACTCGCCGCCGGGGCTGTCGACATCGAGCAGGATGGCGGCCACACCGGGGTCGGCCAGGGCCGCGTCCAGCTGGTCGCCGATGGCGGTGTAGCTGGCCAGCCCCGACTCGGCCTCCAGGCCCACGGTGCGCCGCACCAGCGTGCCGTGGATTGGGATCACGGCGATCTGGGCATTGCCACGGACCGGATTACGTTCAGGCGGCATGTAGTCGCCCGGCGGCGCCAGGCCGGCCAGGCCCACGCGTGGGCCGAGCACCGACAGGATCACGTCGAGTTTCGGGCGATCAATCGCCAGCGGCACACCAAAGAGGCGTGTCGCCAGATGAGGCAACAGGGTCATGGAAATCCTTCAGGCGGCGACGGGCTCGCCTGCGTTGGCATCCGCGCGGGACGCGGCAGGAGCGCCATCCTTGGTGGTGTGGCGCGGGTCGGAATCGAAGACGAGGCCGAGTTCGTCGGCACGGGCGTTGTCGGTGGCGATCTCGCGGTCGATGTCCTCGGCGTCGTAGCCGAAGCTCGAGATGGCCTCCGAACGGCTCATCAGACCAGCACGGATGGCCAGCAGCATCGCCTTGAACTCTTTCTCGGGATCGACCCACTGCCAGCCCTGCGGAATCCACTTCACCTGCAGGTACTGACGGCGGCGAGCCGCCCCGCCGCGCGCGAAGCCGGGGGCGACCAAAGCGCCGGAGAGCACCGCCTGCTTCATCCAGGCAGCCCACACCGGGCGGCACATCTGGTGCACCAGCACGCTGTGCTGCACCATCTCGCAGCGGCGGCGGAACTCCAGCAGCCCCGCGCGGATGGACGAGTAGTTCACGCCGGTCAGGTCCCCGGTCAGCTGCTCGTATGTGATGCCAAGTGCCGCGGCTACCGCGCGGAACTGCGTGCGCAGGAACTCGCCATAGGAGCCGCCGACATCGGCCGGATCGGAGAACTTGATGTCTTCGCCCGGCTCCAGAATCTGCAGCGTCCCCGGCTCCAGCCCCACCAGCGAGATCCCGGCCTCGTCCGGCAAACCCTCGCCCATCAGGTTGTCCTCGGGGCTCTGCCGCGTGACGAAGCCCGCGAACATGGCGGCGGTCTTCTTGCGCACCAGCTCCGCGTCGTCGTACTGGTCGAGCTCGTTCAACTTGACCAGCGCCCGCGACAGCCATGGCTCACCCCGGATCTGGCCCGGACGCAGCACGCGGTACAGGTGGATGATCTCGCTCGCGTCGACCCGCACGGTATCGAGCCCGCCCTGCCCCGACATCGGCGACAGCCGACCATCGTCCGGATGCGAGCGGTACAGGTGGTAGGCGACGCGCCGACCCAGCCCGTCGAACTCGATCCCCGAGCGCACCACGTTGCCGGACGGCAGGTCGACGTTCAGGGTCATCGGCAGATGCTCGGCCTCCAGCAGTTGAAGCTGCAGCGGCACGGCCAGGCCATCCTCGGGACGGCGCGGGCGCAGCCGGACGAAGCACTCGCCGCCTTCGAGCATCGCCCGACAGGCTAGCGCCTGCAGGCCGTAGAAGTCGGTCTGACCGGCGGCGTCGGCTTCTGCCGTCCAGTCCCGCCACAGCGCCTGCACGTCGGCCTTGAAGGCATCGTCGGTGGAGAGGCTCTGTGGTTTGATGCCAGTGCCGACCGCGTTGGCGACGAACGCCTCGATGCCAGCCTGCGCCCAGGCGTTGCGCCGGACCAGATCCCGGCTTTTGATGCGCAGGTCTTCGCCACTGGCGAGCAGCGCCGCCACGGCGCCCGGATTGCCGGGCCTCCAGGCGAGCGACCGCCTACCCCGGCCGGCGGCCTCGTGGACGGGCGCCTGACCGAACAGACTGCGGATCCGGCCGAACCAGCCGCCAGATGCTTGACCAGAGGGTCGAGATACAGCTCGGGCCATCAGAACCCTTTGCCGGTCGTCACGCGGATCTGGCGCGGAGCGCCCGGCCACAGGCCGGTTTCGGCGGCCTGCTCGAACAGGCCGCGCCTGACCTCGCGGATCGCAACCTTGAGCTCGTCGACGGTGCGGTACTCGACCGTCTTGTCTTGGAAGGTGACGCGACGCTCACCCTTGGCGAGCGCGGCCTCCAGCGCTAGGAGTTGCGCTTCGGTGTATGCCATTCAGCGGTAAACCATCAGGTTGAGTTCGGAGGTGTCGGAGAGCGTCCCGGCGGCGGTCGTGCAGATGACCTCCACAAACGCCTCGGTCTTGGCCTCGGCGCGCACACGGGCGGCGGCGGCCTTCATGGCCGACTGGCGACCCGCGTTGCGGGCAAAGGCCACCCAGCAGTAGGTGTCGTCCGGCATCGGCTCGGCGAAGACCACGCGGTACCTGCCGGTAGCGAAGCGCGTGACGCTCTGGACGTTGAATGCCGACCGGATCACTGCCTGGTCGCCAGCCGTGCCAAAGCACACCCAGGCGCGGGCCAAGCCCGGGTGATCCGCGGTGATACGGGCGCGGACCTCCTGGGCAATCGCGGCGGCTAGCTCGGCGATGTTCCCGGTCAGCGACATGGCCAGCGATCAAGCGTCGGTCAGAGCCGCCTCGAAGACCGGCACGAAGTCAGTCTCGGGGTCGCCGATAGCGGCGGCCGCTACCGCGCCGATGTTCTGCCGGGCCTGGGCCTGCTCGTCGGCGGTCAGTGCCTGCTCGGCGTCGAAGCGCACACGGCGGTCCACGGCGGCCAGCAGCGCGGCCATGCCGCTCTGGTCCTTGAGGATCGCCTCCTGCAACTCCTTGAGAGTGTCGAAGGCCGCGTCGGCGCCGCCCAGCAGGTCAGCCTTGAGCGCGTCGAGCAGGCCGGTGATCTTGGACGCCGAGAAGGTGGTCGCGGTGCCCGCCGCGTTGGCGTCATCGATCAGCGTGGCGCTAGCGATCTTGTCGAACTGCGCGCGCAGCTCGTTGATCGCCGAGACCAGACTGGTCTTGTCGGTGGTCGACAGCCGGGCGAGCGTGCCGACCTGGTCGTGGATGGTCTTGAACTCCGACGCCAGACGCAGGACGAGGGATTCGATGCGAGTCTGCAAACTCATGGGGATGAACTCCGGGTAACAGGATGAAGAGCACCGGGGTGCTCAGGACGACAGCCAGCGGCTCTTGATCACGCGCCGGCCGGCTTGGCGGGCCCCTGGACGGGTCCCAGAAACGGCGATGCCACCGCGAGGGGTGGCATCTGTGGGAGAACTCAATTCGATTGGAGCCGGTGTGTCTGACGGCGGCGCCAGCCCCAGCTGCCGCTCCAGCTCGCGCCAGTGGCGCTCCTCGAAGCGGTCGAGACCCGCCGCGCTGGCGGCCGCGCGCGCGTAGACGTAGCAGTCGAGCGCTTCGTTGCGCTCGCGCATCTTTTGCCATTCGCGGATCGGGAAACCGTTCCGGTCACGGCGGGTGATCAGCTGCTCGGCGCACAGCTGCTGCAGGAACTCCGCATCGATCTTGGGCAAGTGCACAAACCCGGTCGGGAACGCGATGCTCGAGTTATCTTCTGCTACGTCCGCAGCCTTGCGCAGGTTGTTGTAGAACTCCAGCTTGGCAATGCTGACTGTCACCGTGAACACCTTGATGCCGCGGCGCAACTTCTTGCCGTTGCGGGTGACGTCGACCGCCGTCGGCGTGCCGATCAGCGCGGCGCCGCGCGCTGTGCCCTTGACCGCCATCACACGGGCGTCGCCGCAGGCGCGCACGAAGGCGTACGCCTCCTGCGTGGCGAAGCCGGTGTCGAGCGCCAAGCGGGCGAGCGGCATCGATGCGCCGCTGGCATGCGTCCACTGCGCTTCGACCAGCTCGGCGAGCCGCTTCCACACTGCGTCGCGGGCGGTATCGCCCATCAGCACGCGGTGCTCCACGAGCCACGCTTCCTTGCCGCGCCCGAAGGCCCAGATCGACACCTCGATGCGATCCTTCTGTACGTCGGCGCCGGCCGACAGCAATAGACCGCCCGCCGGCACGGTGCCGATCGGATAGTCCTCGCGGCGCTCCAGCAGGCGCTGCCAGTCCGGTGCCTCGCCCTCCTCGACCCAGGTCTCGCCCAGTTCGGTGTTGCGGAAGGTCTTGATCGCCGCCGCCGAGCCGGATTCCTTGCTCACCGCGCTCTCCCAGGCCGCAGCGATCTCGCGCCAGCTGCGCCAGCCCACCGGGCTGTACAGCGAGGACAGGTGAAAGCCCGCCGTCCGGCCGCTTGTCTCGGCCATCGCCCGCCATTCGCCCTGCGCCAGCATCCACGCCTTGTGGTGCTCATGGATGGGCTCGTCGCAAGCTTCGCAGACGTAGACGGCTGTCTCAGGCTCACCCTTGGTCCAGCGCAGCTGCTCGAAGCGCAGCCATTGGCGGTGATCGCAGTGCGGGCATGGCACGAAGTAGCGGCGCTGGTCGGAGGCGTCGTATTCGCGTTCGATGCTGCTGGCGCCGGCAATCGTCGGGGTCGACACGATGAAAATCTTGCGGCGCGCGAAGGTCCGAGTCCGGGCTTCGGCAAGCGAGATCGCATCGCCTTCGCCCTCAACGTCCAGCGGGTAGCCGTCGACCTCATCGAGGAACAGGTACCGCACCGGCATCGAGCGCAAACCCACCGCACTGTTGGCGCCGGTCATGACCAGCACGCCGCCCCGGAACTCCTTGGCGAGGATGGTGTTGCCCGAGTCGCGCGAGCGGGCCGGCGCGATGCGCTCGGCCAGCACCGAAGACTCCTCGATCAGCGGATCGATCCGCTGCTTGGAGTTGCGCTTGGCCATCTCCACGGTCGGCCAGACGGCCATCATGGGACCCGGCGCGTGGTGGATTACGTAGCCGATCCAGTTCGACCCCATCTCGGTGGCGCCCAGCTGCGCGGCCTTCATGAAGACCACCCGCTCGACGGCCGAGGTCGGCGACAGGCAATCCATGATCGCGCGCAGGTACGGCGTGCGGCTGGTACGCCAGCGCCCGGGTTCGGCCGATGCCTTGCTCGACAGCATGCGATGGCGGTCGGACCACTCGGAGACGGTGAGCAGCGGATCCGGCGTCAATCCTTCACGCCAGGCGCGCTCGAGCTCGGCGGCGCCCTCGTAATCCGCGTCGAGCATCAATCCACGCGCGGGCGCAGCTCGCCCAGCTCCTGCAGGTGTTCGCGCACGGCGGACTCCAGCGCGACGTGCGTCGTGTGCGGATCGACGCCCAGGGTCGCGGCCATCTGCGCGGAGACACGTGCCGGCCAGTTCAACCACGCGTCACGCTCGGCACGCGCGAGCTTGAAGACGTGCGCGATGGCCTGCGAGCGGTCCACCAGCTCGCCCTTGAGGCGGGCCAGACGCACCTTGTTGGTCTGCGCCTTGACCACCTCGTTGACCGTGCGGGCCTGCAGCAGCGACGTGCCGCCTGTGGGCGACGATGCCGGGCCGTCCGGGGGCTGTCCCCCTTCCGGCGTTACGGGGGCCCTGACGGGCGGTGTGCGCGTGCCGTTGCGCGGCGCTTCGGTGTTGCGTGCCCATTCGGCGTCGGCGCGGTCCGAGTCAATGGTGCCGTCCGCTTCCGGCGTGATCCGCCCGGCAGCGATTGCCTTGCGCACGGCGGCGTCCGACACGCCCCGATGCCGTGCATAGGCGCGAATTGAAATTCCCATCTGAATCTTGCTGGTTCTTTTGCAGATAGCGCTTGGCTTCTGTGCAGCACAGCGCGTTCATGTGTCCATCAACACGACACCTCAACCGGAGCAAACGATGAGCGACACCCTGACCCGAAACGATGTGGTCGAAGAGCTGACCGAAATCCAGCATCAGATGCTCGAACTGATCGAGAACGCGCGCGGCCTGCTGAAAGCAGGCGGATTCAGCAGCGCACTGGATCGCGCCGAGGACTACTGGATTGCGCACCTCACGATGGCGATCTCCGACGACCACGGCTATCTCGGCAGATCGGGATGCACCCTGCTGGACACCATCGAGGAAATCGAGAGCGGCGATGACGAAGAGAAAGACTGACAGCTGGGGGCGGGACCACCCGCCCTCTCCAACGAAAAGCGCTTGGCTTCTTCCCCGCACAGCGCGTTCATCACACCACGTTCAAACCACCTCGAAGGAGCAACACATGACCACGCAACAACTGACCCCGGCACAGCACGCGATCCTCGTCTACGCCATCCAGCACACCGGCGGCAAGATCGAATGGTTCCCCGACAACATCAAGGGCGGCGCGCGCAAGAAGGTTGTCGACGGCCTCGCCAAGCGCGCCCTTATCGCGGCTGCGGGTACCGAATGGCTTGTCTCAGCCCAGGGCTACGGCGCGCTGCGCCTCGACGCACCGCAGCCGGACGAACCCGCCGCCGATGCAGAAGCACAGCGCAAGGACGCACGAAAGGCGCCGCGCACGCGCGAGAACAGCAAACAAGCCCAGGTGATCGCGATGCTGCGTCACCCCGAAGGCGCAACGATCAGCGAGATCTGCAAGGCGACCGGCTGGCAAGCCCACACCGTGCGCGGCGCGTTCGCCGGCACCTTCAAGAAGCGGCTCGGCCTGACCATCGTCTCCGAGAAGTCGGCCGGCGGCGAACGCGTCTATCGGATCGAAGCGAACGATGGCGTGCAGGCCGACTAGTCGGCCTGATGTCGCGCGGGCCCGACTGCGATGTCAGCGGTCCCGCGTGATGCCGCAAACAACGCTTGGCTTGCACCCCCAACAGCGCGTTCATCACGTCACGATCAAACCATCTCAAAGGAGCAACGCATGATCACGAAACCACTCACTCCAGCACAACGCGCGATCCTGACCCGTGCGATCAAAGACTCCAACGGCCGACTGGACTGGTTCCCGGAGACCGTCAAAGGTGGTGCACGCCTGTTCGCGCTCAATGGCCTCGCCAATCGCACCTTGATTGCCAAGTCCGGCACCGACTGGCTGGTCACGCCCGCAGGGTACCGAGTGATCGAAATGCTCGAACTCGTCACGTCGCAGGCCGCTGCCCCCGCCTCCGAGGCCGAACCGTTCCGGGCGATTACGCGCAAACCGCAGCGTATGCGCGAGGACACCAAGCTAGCCCACATGGTTGAGCTGATGCGCCGGCCCGGAGGCGCCACGATGCAGGAAATGTGTGAAGCAACCGGCTGGCAGCCGAATACCATCATCGCGACCGTTTGTGGCCCGCTCAAGAAGCAGCACGGCTTCAAAATCATCTCGGTCCGCCGCTACTCCATCGAATCCGAGTGCACCGAGCAAGCCGACCAGTCCACTTGATGTCGCACGGGGCCGCCTGCGCGAGCAGCGGTCCCGCATGAAGCTGGGGACAGCGCTTGGCTTGTGGCGAGAACAGCGCGTTCATGTCGTTGTCGTGATTGACGACGCCAACTTCAAGGAGAACGCCATGAGCAACACCATCAAACGCAACCCCTGCACTGTGGTCATCGGCGACAAGATCATCGAAACCGAAAAGCTGCATAAGCGCCTGCCCTTCGCCCGCAAGCCGGCTGATCTGAGCGAGGTGCGCGGCAAGGAATACGTCGAGGTCTACGTCACCGAGACCAAGGAACTCACCACCGCTGAATTTGACGACTTCGCGAGCGGTCTGCTGGTGTCCCGCGACTGGCTGCGCGGCAAGGGTGGCGGCAGGCTCGGCAGCTACCTCTGCATCGAGGTCACCGCGCCCGTCCGCCCCACCCTTTATGTCAATCCGGAGGGTAGCGACTACGCCCGGTACGTGGCCCGCGTCGACTGATCGCAACTCACGGAGAAGAAGCCAGGAACAGCTTGGCTTCTTCTTCGAACAGCGCGTTCATACCGGTGGCGCAACGACATCAACCAAGGACACCAACATGGACATCACCACCGCCAACTACAACGCTTTCGTCACCGGGCTCACCGCCCTCACGCGCAAATACGGCGTTGCGATCCGCTCGTTCGGCGGCGCCTTCCGCGACGTCGTCTACGTCGCCGATATCATCAGCGGGGACCTGTACGCCGAACTTCCCGAGTCCTGACCGTTCACCGAGCGCGGCGCCGCCATAGCGCACTCCAGAGGCCATATAATGAGAAAAGAAAACCACTTCTCGGTGAACGCTATGCACCAGACGCAAGGTAAGGTAAGCCTTCAGTTCGCCAGAGAACACGCAGAAGAGATTGTGCGGGTTACCCATGAGCACGGTTTGGAAGAGCCCCGATACGTGGACTACGGTGATCCTAAATACGATCTGACCCTCCTTGTAAGGCCAAACACGAATACCTCGCTGCTTGATCTCACAGCGGCGATGGTGGAACTCGAGGATCGCCTCCACCACACCGTCTTTATCATTACAGAGACAGAACTGAGCAAACGCGGGCAGGATGTACCGTTCCACGCGATTGTGAGAACCGTATGAGCCGGCCATTCGAGCAACTCGTCCGCGACATCAGCGCCTCTGCTTACCTCATCCACAAATATGTGGTCGGTCTCAACGAGTATGGTTTCGAGCACAGTCAGCAGGTCCAGGACGCGGTTACGTTCCGCTTGACTGTGATCGGGGAAGCCGCTGGGGACATTATTGATAGGTGCCGGAGCGACCTAGACCACGCTTCAAGTGTTGCGGCAACCGCCGACTACGATATGCCTATGACGCTTAAGCTGTTCCGTCGTATGCGTGACAAGTTGATTCACTCGCACTGGACGATCGACCACACAATCTTGTGGAACACAGCACAAGAGGACGTTCCCAAGCTAAATAGGGAGCTCATGCGATCCCTACAGCATCAACTTTAAGGCAGTCGCACCGGCGTCGGCTGCCTCATTAGCGAACAACACGCCATCCGACTCCCGGGTGACCGGCTCACCCGTCCAGTCCTGCCACCGACGCACAATCACGTCCACATATTTGGGGTCGAGCTCGATCAGACGCGCAACGCGCCCCGCCTTCTCCGCCGCAATCAGCGTCGTCCCCGAACCACCGAACGCATCGAGCACCACGTCGCCCGGCCGGCTCGAATTGCGGATCGCTCGCTCCACCAGTTCCACCGGCTTCATCGTCGGGTGCAGGTCGTTGCGGGCCGGCTTCTTGATCTGCCAGACGTCGCCCTGGTCGCGGTCGCCGCACCAATGGCGCTGCGTCCCCTCGGCCCACCCGTACAGGATCGGCTCGTATTGCCGCTGGTAGTCCGCGCGCCCGAGCGTGAAGCGGTCCTTGGCCCAGATGATGAACGTCGACCAGCGGCCACCCGCCTCGCGGAACGCCGCCTGCAGTACGTCCAGCTCACTGGAGGACATCGCCACGTAGATGGCCCCTCGGCAGTTGGAAATCGTCGGCGCCAACGCTGCCAGCAGGAAGTCGTAGAAGCCGCCGCCCAGGTTGTCGTTCAGGATGGCCCGGCTCGTGCCGCGCCGCCTGTCCTTGGCCGTGTTGGCGTAGTTCACGTTGTACGGCGGATCCGTGAACACCATGTCTGCCGGCTCGCCCCGCAACAGCCTGTCGTAGTTCTCGGCCACGGTCGCGTCCCCGCACAGCAGCCGATGCCTGCCCAACACCCACACGTCGCCTGGGCGAGAGATCGGATCCTCGGGCACCTCCGGCAGCGCAGACTCCTCCGCCTGGCCGTCGCCCTCATCCCCGTCCATCAGATCGGCCAGCGCGTCCGCATCGAAACCCGTCAACGACAGGTCGAAGTTCGCCGCGTCAAGCGCGGCCAGCTCGGCGCGCAGCACGGCTTCGTCCCAGCCCGCGTTCTCGGCGATGCGGTTGTCCGCGATGACCAGCGCCCGCCGTTGCGTGGGACTCAGGTGGTCCAGCACCACCACCGGCACCACCTGCAGGCCCAGCTTCATGGCAGCGGCGAGGCGTCCGTGACCGGCGACGATGACGCCGTCGCCACCAGCCAGGATCGGATTGGTGAACCCGAACTCCACGATGCTGGCCGCGATCTGCGCGATCTGTTCGTCGGAATGCGTCCGGGCGTTGGCGGCGTAGGGGGCGAGCCGTTGGATCGGCCAGTGCTCGATCTTGCCCGCAAGCCAGGAGGCCGTCATTTCGCCACCTCCTCGCCCGCCAGGCGCCCGGCGGCAACGGCCGCGAAGGGCTGCCCGGTCGACTGCAGCGTCACCAGCACCTCGGGGTAGTTCTGCTGGAAGCGCTTGATCGCTACGTCCACGTATTCGGGTGCGATCTCGACGCTGCGGCACTGCCGCTGGGTGCGCTGGGCGGCCAGCATGGTGGTGCCGCTGCCGCCGAAGGGTTCGAACACGATGTCACCGGCATCCGAATACGCCTCGATCACAAACTCCGGCAGCGCGACCGGGAACACCGCTGGGTGGTCGATGTCGCGGCCAATCTTGCCCTTGTGCCGCATCACGCGGATCACCGAATCGGGAATGCGGGTGTCCTGGGTGACTTTGCCCTCGTGCGTCCAACTCCCGCGAACGCCGTCCCGACTCCGCATCGAGGTCGACGTGCCGTCCGGGCGCAGATGTTCATCCCGGCCGGCGAACTTGCACGGCACCGTCTTGTTCGGCCGCCGGGCCTCGCGGTTGAAGTGGAAGACGAACTCGAACGACGGCCCCAGGCGCCCCATCCAGTCGCCCGGCATGCCCGGCCCCTGGTCCCAGACGTACCAGCCGAAGCGGCGCCAGCCTTGCGTGCGCATCCACGCAATCCAGGCATCCCAGTACGGCACGACCTCGCTGTCGCGGTGGACCAACCCGAGGTTGACGAGCACTTGGCCGCCGCCTGCCATCGGCACGTTGTCGAACACGCCGCGCATCAGTACGTCCCAGTCGACAATACCGCCGGTGGTGTAGTTGCGCTGGTTGGCGTAGGGCGGCGAGGTGACACACAGGGCGGCTTGCTGGCCCGCCATCAGGGCCGCGATCACGTCGCTGTCGGCGGCATCGCCGCAGATCAGACGGTGCTCGCCCAGGAGCCAGACGTCGCCCGGCCGGGACACCGACACCGCAGCGGCGTCGGGCACATCATCCGCCGCATCCGGCTCCTCGCCGTTCGCCTCGCTGTCGCCCTCCGCGTCGTCCAGCTGATCGGCCAACAGCGCATCAATCTCGGCGTCATTGAAACCGGTCAGGGCCAGGTCGTAGCCGGCGTCGGCCAGTTCGGCGAATTCCAGCGCCAGCAGCTCGTCGTCCCATCCCGCGTCGAGCGCGATGCGGTTGTCGGCGAGGATGAGCGCGCGCTTCTGTGTGGACGACAGGTGGGCCAGTTCGATCACCGGCACCTCGTCCATCCCGAGCCTGCGCGCGGCAGCCAGACGCCCGTGGCCTGCGATCACACCGCTCTCGCCGTCGACCAGGACCGGATTGGTCCAGCCGTACTCCACGATGCTGGCCGCGATCCTCGCTACCTGCTCGTCGCTGTGGGTGCGGGGATTACGGGCGTACGGGATCAGCGCCGCGACCTTGCGGTACTCGACGTTGAGCATGTTCTGTTTCGGATTCCCAAAAGGAAACGGCCCGCGCGGGAACGGATCCCGGCGCAGGCCGCGTGCAAATGAAAACGCCCGCCGACGGTCGGGCCGTGGGCGGGCGTGGAGGGGGGGGTGCGAACCGGACGGAGAGTATCGGGTGGCGCAGGGGAACCTCCCCCCTGCGCTCCCACAGAACCGTACGTGAGAGTCTCCCCTCATACGGCTCTTGTTGTTGAGCCGTTTAGCTCCGGTAGGCCATGCGCCAGTGAGCGAACAATTCCGGACACTCTCCCCGTATCCGCCGCAACCACTCATATGCCCGCGCCAAGCTCTTGCGCACCCGCTTATGCTTGCGCGCAATCCACTTGGCTAGATGCAGGTCAATGTGAGACAGGACCAGACACAGTTTTGAACGATAGAAGGTAAGCGGTTGATTGACGACGTCTCTTGCGGCCGACGGCAGAGTCGGCTAGGCAG